CGGTTTTGTCCAGCTTGGTATTAAGCAGGCTTTCCATTTCCGCCTCATTGGCCTTCTTACCGATAGCAATATCAAGCGCGGCCACCACATCGGCATTATCCGCCATGGCATCGGCAATCTCCTCCAAAGTGTCCAAAGTTGTGGGTGCGCCGCCGATCAGGTCAGCTATCTTTTTGTCGGTATATCCGGTAGACTGCTGGTAAGCTGCATCTATGGCGCTTTGCTGGGCGGTAGACACTGGTTTATCCATGTCCGATGTATTATCAGCATTCCCCAGGCCAACCTGCGCTTTTTTGACGTGGTGAGGATTATTTCTGTCTGCCAGGTGGCTGATCAGGCTGCTGACCGCTTTTGCCAGTCCGCCAAACAGACTGGACATCTTACCGCCGCTTTTCAGCGCCGCCAGATTTGACGCCTCCTGGAACTGCACAACAGTATCCGATGCATCACCATCCTTGTCTAACTTTTGCTCCTGAAGTTCCTTTTCCGCTTCTTTCGCACGGTCAATCTCTTCCCCCAGCTGCTCCTTCAGCTCACTTTCCGCTTCCTCTGCCCTAACTGTCTCTGCCTGCAGGTCTTCTGCCAATGCAAAAGCATTATAATTAAAAACAATTGTTGCCTTGCCCGCATCATGCAGTTTTACCAATATTCTGAAAATTGCCTGGTATTTATCTGCGCCAGCCGGGATAATATCAGCCTCCTGTGCCATGACCACGCAATATAATACATCCTCTGCCCCGCCCTTTTTCCTAGCATAAACCCCCAATTCCTGTAAACTGTATGGACGATCCAAGCCTTCGTTTGTCACACTGACTTTCAATGCGACACTATCATTCCCCTCCTTTTTTATGGATGAAAAGTAAAATTTCTGCACAGGCTCAATCAAATCTGCCAGCCCGGCCGCCTCATGCTCTCCGCAGATGCCTTGGCCGGTCTTCGCATACACAAATTCCATCTCCCCATTGCCAGCCACCACATCCTGCAACAAACGGCGCCCGCTATCCGTCAATACTGCATTTTTATATATAGCCATTGCCTTATCCCCTCCAACCTATATTAGCATGTATTTCTGTTGTAATTCCTGCCATTACAAATATTCCTGCACATAGTTCCCTTGAAACATCAAAACAAATATCCAATGGCAGGATTTCATCGACTATTTTGTAAAGTACATCCCCGTTGACTGTATCCTCACCCGTGATCACCTCCAGTTCGCACTCTTCCATGTGGCTTAATAGCCTTATACCTTTTGAATACTCCTGAAGCATATCCTGCAATTTCCCAAGGCTTATTTTCCCCTGGCGCATTTGGGACAAGATAAAAAGTTTCCTTTCACCCAGCGTCTGTGATTTTGCAGGCATTATGCCCAGCATTTTTTCAAAACGTGATACCCCCGCTTCATCAGCAGAGGAAATAAACATATTGTTTGCCACGTTCCCCGCTATTGACTTTAATTTATCAAATTCTTTATCCTCTGCCCTTGCAATCTGCTGGATTTCCTTTATATCCCTTATCACTGGCGGATAATAGTTTATGATTGCTGTCTGCATATAATCCCTCCCCTAGCTGGTACTGCATCCGGCTCAAGCACCAGGTTTTCTTCTTTTCCATTTAACTTCGTCCCCTGGACGTCAACCACGCCTTCCACTCCGGCAACCGCAGAATTAACCTTCAGTATCCTTACCGTGATATATGCGCCATCCTCCCATCCTTGCGCAAGTTCAAGGCAATACCCGTCCAGCCTTGCCTGCACCTCCGGCAATATATCTTCCCACTTATATCCTGTGTCCATCACCACAGTAACCTCTATGTCCAAAGTTACCTGCCGGCACGGATATATGTCTACAATATGGAATATGTCCGCTTTTCCTTCCCCCTCCCCCTGGTGCCCTGCCGGATCCATGATTTCCTGCACCTCATTTACCAATGCGGCGCTTGGTATTTGGTAAGTGCTGTCAAGGAAATATATCTTTATCCTCCTGTCTTCCTTCGTAGCGCGGTATATCTTGCAGGCCCCTACCCCTGGGATTCCATGCATCACCTGCTTATACTGTGCGCGGTTCCCGCCAAATGCCTTCGCCGCTGTGACACTGGAAATGTACCGCGCCCTGAAAGCCTCCGTCCCTTCATCATCCCTCGCAGGTACCAAAAGTTCTATTAAATCCCCTTTTTCAAAACCGCCTATATATTCAATTGGCATTATCCCTCCCTGCTTTATGTTCCCTTTTGTCCCTGCCTGCTCGCATATAAGCCGGTATTTCCCCGGCTCCATTTTTTCAACACATACATAGGTTAATTCCCCTGCAGAAAAGCGGGTGTTTAATACTATGTCAATATTAAATTCTGCTTTCCAAACGGCGTTAGTTGCCGGAAACGGTTCTATCCCCCTTTCTTTTGCCCTTAATATTAAATGCTCCCTGTCCGCCGTTCCTGCGTACCCATTTTGGTCTATCAATCCCAAATTAATATATGCCTGCTCAAACTCGGCGGCAGCGCCCCTAAAGGAATGGTCTATAAGCGTTCCCTCCTCGGTGTTTATACCGCTTTCTACTGTATCCTTTAAATCAATCATTATATTATTTAGTGTTTTATCCTCAAACAGCATTTGCCACCTCCTTTATGCTTCTGGCCTTGCAATCGCCTGATCTTTAAATTCTATACCCCCATATATGGTATTTGCCGTAAAAGATACAGTTAATGTATCGCCTTCCATGCTCACCCCAAAATCAGTTATGCTTTGTATATCTTCATTTACAAGCAGGCAATCTTCCGTCATCCGCTGCGCCTCTGCCTCTATGTATTCCTCGGTGTATCCCTGCCCTATGAGATCCTCAAACTCGTTTCCGTAATCCCATGTATAAACATAGTACCGGTAACGCGGCGTTTGTAAAACAAGCCATATCCAAACCTTTATAGCCTCTTTCCCCTCCACAATCCTGCCGGTTAGCTGCCCGGTTTTAAAATCTATCCCATATTCTTTGGGGATAATCTGTTTTTCATCTGCCCTTAGCATTATGTCATTTTCAATATACGCCGGAAACAACCCCATACTTACACCAGCCTTTCCAGAATAATATATAATTCATCGCTGATCCGGTAAACAGCCACTTTATCACCGCTCTTTAAAGGTGCGGCAAATGTATTTTTATCTTTCTTTGACGGATTATTGTCATCAACCGCATAGTGGTATCCGGTTTTTAAATGTTCGGCTATAAGCAAGTCGCCTCCTGATAATGTCAGTTTTCCGATCTTGCAGCTTTCCGCCCCCGTCATTATCCCAATTTGGATCGGCGCGGTATTATCTTTCTTTCCCTCATTCCGCATTATCCCTAATATTTCCTCATATGGGTTCATGTCAGCACCCCTTCCCTTATCCCTGCATTTCCCCGTATTCCCTACTATCCATAACATTTTTAAAATTCAACTCCAAATTCATTATATGGATGCCGTTTTCCCATATATGGGTGTCGCTGTCAATCCAGAATATCCCGTCTAACCCGGTTGCCTTGTCCTGCACTTCAACCGCATTCCCCGCAATGCACTTTAGGTTGCCGTCTATTCCGTCAAGAGTTACTTTCTTTTCAATTCCGACAAGCATGTTTGTAGCTGCCGTTACCTCGTTTATACCTTTTTCTTTCTTATATGCCTGCTGGTATATCCCGTATTTTTGTGTCCATTCACTGTTTTTTACTTCCCCGACCTGCTTCCCGGTATCATCATAAATTTTTACCACATTCACCATGTTCTCAATAGTTTCCTGGTATGTGGTATTGGTTATATTGTATTCCTCTGCCAGTACAAAATTTTGTACCTCGGTACCTTTTACTTCTACTGATAATTTCGCACCCTCCATGCGGCATATATAAAGTTCCCCGGTCTGCCGTGACGCCTTTGTATATGCCTGCATGATTGTATCGTAGATTGTGCTGCCATCCACAATCATTTTCTTAATTGGCACTTTGCTCTCCGCAATACCGCCGGTTTCTATCCCGAAATCAGCGCATACCTTCCGTGTTATGTCCTCTGCCGTTGTATTTCCAAAATTATAAGCCGCCGTACTCCTTAACAGATGCACCAAAAGATCCATACAGCTATACGTTACGGTTCCGTATTGGCTTAATTTCTCTGCCGTCTGAACCTCTCCAAAAAATATATTTTCTTCATTCTCATATAGCTTTATGGTATCGCCTGCGCCGATATTCAATTTTAATTTTTCTATGTTCCCATCGTCCGGCGCATTAAGCACAGTTATTTCCGCTATACGCGCCGCCTGCGATACGCTCCCGCCCCAGGAAACGCTTGATACTGCCTCCGTAATGTCTGAAATATATGCATAACCGCCACTTCTTCGGATCCATTCTACTTTCATACGCTTATTACCAACTGCTGCCCAGGATAGATTAAGTTGGGGTTACCTCCTATCACGTCTTTATTTTGTTCATAAATTGCTTTCCAGTTTGCGCTATTTCCGGTTAAATTCTTTGCGATTTTGCTTAAATTATCCCCTTTCACTACGGTGTATGTGGTACTGCTTATCTCTTTCGCTGGCCTTTCCGTTGTTGCCGGTGTTACTTTCTGCGGTAACGGTTCTTTCTTCTTTTTTGCCTTTACCTTCACTTTCCGGTACTCCTTAAACTCCAACGTGAAATTTATATCCTTTGTACCATCATTTTCGCCCCAGATAAAACTTTCTATCGTGCAATCCATGTTAACCGGCGTACCAGTCATTATAAGACGCAGGACACCGTTATTTTTCATATCCTCAATCAGTTTCACGCTTTCCGTTGGCTCCGGGAAAGATGTATACTCGCAAAAACTGTATGCCTGCCCTGGAAAAAAAGAGGAAAAGGAAATATTCTTTAAATTCCTTTTCCCCAGCAAATTTATTTCGCCCAATGAATTGATAACTACCTGCGTGTTATTGCTTCCGCTCTCCAGTTCATACTCTGGCGGCAAAACCGCAAACCTAAAGTTTGTCTTGCCCTGTTTTAACCAAATTTCCATTTTTCCGTCCCCCTTATGCTGTGCCAGTATTAAATGCTATTTTCTTTAACTTGTACGCCAACGCCTCCGCTATGCGGTCTATATCTTCATCGCTGCGCACTTCTATTTTGTCTGCCAGCTTCTGAATTGTAATTTGGATGGATCCGGATCCGTTTCTACCGCCCTCTTTCCGCGCCATTTCTATGCTTTTATCGTGCGGGTAAACCCTTGACCCTTTGGGCAGGTCTACGATCTCGCCGCCCCGGTCATGGATAACCGCCGCGCCGCCCTTCCAATTATCCGTACCTTTATATAACTGCGGTATCGTTGGTATATTGATCCCGAATGACTCGCCTCCCAACCCCGGCACCCAATCCGGTATAGTGACATTGATTTTATTCAGTGCGGAAATTGCACCGTTTATGATGCCGATAACCGCGTTGATCGGTGCCTTGCAGATTGCCGCGAAGGTGTCAAAAATGCCCTTGAAAATGCTTTTCACGCCCTCCCATGCCTGCCGCCAATTTCCGGTAAATACACCCGAAATAAAGGTTATCAGCCCATCGAAAACGGTCAATACGCCGCTTATGATTGATGTAATTGTGTTTACCGCTGCCGAAATTGCGCCTTGCACAGCGCCAAACGCAACCTTTACCACCGGTACAATTACCACCATTGCCTTTTTTATTGCTCCGGCTATAAAGTTAAACGCTGCGCCCGCTACCGCTTTAAATGCCGTAATTACCGCGCCCGCTGTGCTGCAGGTGTCGCTTACTTTTTTGCCAAAAATATTTGCTATTACGGTTGCTACTGTCTTAACCACTTTTCCAATCGCATTAAATACGGTGCTGAATATGGTTTTTAATCCGTTTATGATGCTGCTAACCCTTGTTTTGATATTATTGATCGTTGCGCTGAATTTTTTCATATCAACGCCGCACTTGGTTAGCACGTTCTTGACCGCATTTCCTAAAGCGGTAAATATGCTTTTTACGATATTCAGATTTTTAAAGGAATTTACCGCGCCTTTTACGGTATTTGCTATCAACTTAAACGGTGCCTTTATGATATTTACCAAACCGGATAATACGCCGCCCGCAATGGTTTTTAATCCATTCAATGCGCCCTTCCAATCACCGGTAAACACTCCTTTGACAAACTGCGCCACGCCTTTAAAAATAGTCTTTATATTCTCAATTAAAGGCTTTATTGCCTGCACAAAACCGCTGATGCAGCCTTTTGCAGCACCGATCGCAATATCCCACGCATCCGCCACCACATCAAACGCACCTGCTATTTCGTTTACCACGCTTTCTGGCAGGAATGTTGAAAATGCGCCTACGACAAAATTTTTGATCGCGTTTATCTTTGTCTTAAATATATTGCCTATTGTGTCTACAATGCCGCCTGCTGCCGTCTGAAATCCTTTCAGGGCTGTTTCTGCATCTCCACTGAATATTCCTTTAAGCACCCCGCCAATGCCCTTAAATATCGTTGTAATGCCCCCGAATATCTTCTTTACATCCTGCGCAAGCCCGCCAAACATTGCCTTTACTCCCGATACTGCCGCCTTTATTACCGGCAATACCGTATCAAAAGCCCTGGTTAAACCTGCCGCCATATCGGGAGGGAAAATGTTGTTCAGGCTGTTTCTGAAACCCTGCGCCGCATTATCCCAATCACCGGCGAATGCGCCGGTAAAGAAACTTAACAGCGCATCGAATACCTGCAGCCCTTTGCCAACCGCTGTTACTATGCCGTCAAACGCTGCCACTACACCGCCCACAAGCGTTTCCAGTACGCCGCCTGCCTCTGTCGCGCCCTCTTTTACACTGCCTGCAAATTCTTTCTTGAATAACCCCGCTATGGACTTGCAAAAGCCGCTTATTTTCCCCGCTATGCTGCCTATCGCGTTCCCGATAGATGTAAACTTAGCTTTAAAACCCTCAACCGAAAAGCCCGCCTTTTCAAACGCATTTTTAAACCAACTGCCAACGCCCTGCAAAAATCCTTTGACTTTATCCCAATTCTTTATAATCAGAAACGCCGCTAAAGCGATTGCAGCCAGTACACCGATCACTATTCCCGCAGGACTTGTGATAAGTCCTGCTAGTCCTTTGAATTTCGTAAATATATTTATCGCGCTTGCAAATGATTTTTGAACGGTTCCCACCATTGTAACCATTTTGCCAAATATCAGTATTGCGGGGCCGATCGCCGCCACGATGCCCGCCCATTTTATAATGTTTTCTACTTGTGCATCATTTAAGCCATTTATCCATTCAAACGCTGCCTGCGCCCACCCTACCGCTTTTGAAACATACGGTAATAATTTATTTCCTATTGTGATTGCAGTAGCCTCTATTGCCGATTTTAAAAGTGTTAATTGTCCATTCAAATTATCTAATTGTGTCCTTGCCTGTTGCGCCGCACTTCCCCCTGCTCCCCCTAATCCTTTTTGTAACTCTTTTACCCGCTCACTCGTTGATGCCGTCATTTTATTAAAAGCGTTCATTCCATTTGTTGTAAAAATTGTACTTTTTAATGCGTTTGCGTTTTCCTCACTCATTCCTTTGAGTGCGCCGGATAATTCATCTACAACAATATTAAAATCTCTCGCGCTACCGTCTGCGTTATATGCAGATATTCCCAAATTATCTAATGCCTTTTTTGCCTCTGCCGTTGGTGAATATAGATCAGCCATAGCGCGGTTTAGGCTTGTAGCCGCCGTTTGCCCCGTTACGTTCTGTTCTGCCATGCGCAATAAAGAAAGTGTCATGCTATCAACGCTTTGGCTATACCCTGCCGCCGTTGCTGCGCCATAGCTGATCGCCTCTCCTAGTGCTGCAACATCTGTATTTGCCAGTGTTGCGCCCTTTGCCATTAAATCAGCGTATGTTGACGCATTTTTCATTTCATCGCCAAAACCTTTGACCGCGCCCACTATGTAAGAGGCAGAACTTCCCATATCAATAGCCCCTGCCGCTGCTAAGTCAAGTACCGTTCCCAATGAATCGCCGATCTGCGTAGCGTTTAATCCTGCCATAGCAAGAATATTGATACCCTCTGCCGCCTCACTCGCGCTAAATGCTGTGGTTGCGCCCATGTGCTGCGCTAATTCTGATAAACCCTTTACATCATCTTTTGTTTTTCCCATTGTGGCAGCTACTTGTGACATTGATGTTTCAAAATCGGCGGCGGTTTTTACCGCCGCCGTTGCTACTCCCGCGATCGGGAGGGTAATTGCTTTAGTCATTGCAGATCCAACACTCGAAATAGCTTTCCCTGCGTTCTGTATTTCCTTTGCATTTTTCTTAATGTTGCCCGCCATTTTGTTCATGCTGTCTATTACATGTTTTGATGGTTTTGTGAAACCGTCAATAAATTGTAATGCCGTACTGATAACCCTGCCCACATTAACCACCTCCGATCGCTTTTTGTATTTCTTTGTTTTCTTCCGCTTTATCCCTCATTTCCTGCCGCATATACGCCCGCGCTATGCGCTTTTGTCCTTCCGGCAGGCTCATGTATTCAAAAGGTTTCCAATTTTTAAAGCGATAGTGAAGATAATCCATGTTTACCTCCCTATCGCTTTCAATTAGTTTTTTACTTCTTTATCCGTTTTTTCTTCATCATTAAAACCGCTTAACTTTGCGATCTCCGTTGAAATTTTGTTGATCTCACCCTTGAAAATCTTTTTTGCCGCGTCTGCCGGTGTTGCTACACCCAAATGCTTTAATAATTCCTCGTTTTTCAGATCCGGATCCACAATGCCTGCGGCGGCAATCTTGGCGTTTGTGGAAAATGCCCTGCCATAATCAACCTCCCCGCTTTCATCTAACCCGCTTGCAGACAACCCTCCAAAAAGATCGCCATCCACTGCTTGTATTGTTACTTTTGCATCGGCTCCCAAAAGTTTTGATAACTGCCTGCTTGCAATCACTTTTCTCTCGATCTTGTCAAATTCTTTCTTGTCTACTGCTAACAGCTTTTCAACTAAATTCATTTTTCTATTCTCCTTTACAATGCCAACACTGCTAGAAAAAAATAAGGACGTCCCCGCGCCCTCTGCCTATGAGTTAATAGTCTGCAACAACTCCCAATCTTCAAACGTGAAACTGTAACTTTCCTCCTCCATTTTCCCTGCCTCCCAGTCTGCAAGGATCAATTTATCAAAAAGGCATTTATATAACGCCACACGCTCTGCGCCTAAAGCATCCGGATCTTTTACATTTGAAACGATCGTGCAAGTCATCATCTTGCCCCGCTTGAAATACTCGCTCATTTTATTCATAATGGTACTGTTGACCTTGTGTAGCTTTATTTCGCCTTTCAGTTCCAAACCGGTCATTTTCTGCCCTTCGTTCAATCTCTGTACCATTGCGATTGCTGTCTTTTTCTGCGTAACTTCCGCTTTTAACGCCGTTACCTGCGCCAAATACTCACCGTCAAGCCACGCCTCTCCCCATGTTCCATTTATAACCTGCTCCGCTTTAAATTCTTTCGGCATTTTCTTCTTACCTCCCTTTCTTAAATGTAAATAGGCATTTTAATATCTTCGATTGCATCTAGGATTTTTACATTGCCGGTCAAAAATACGCTTGCGCCGGTGTCTGCTGTGATAATTTCTTCATCGCTGCACTCGTCAACATCTTTTATCGTGCCATCGTCAAGTGTTGCCTGCAGCCCTTTCCCTTTCAGATAGATCCGGATCGCTTCCGCATCTAACCCAACTGAATAGCTGCTTACAATATCATCGCGCTTTAACTGCGCAAAATAACTGCTGATAGCTGTTATCAGCAGGCATTTGTTGGAATATGTGTTTGCATACTTGCCTAAATAGCTGTCCTGTGCCGTTTTGACAATATCATCATTTATCATGTCCATAGCCTCAACGATCTTGATCTTTTTAAAGCTGTCGCCTTTGCCGTCAACCGTTGTGATAAAGCTATTAACGCCCCTTACTACCTTTACCTTCTCGCCGTCATAGAAAATAATAAATTCTCCCTTATCTACCGGCGTATCGTTATCGGTTAATCTTGTGCAATCCGATAATTCCGGCAACGGCGCATAGGTGCAGGCAATCGTCATAGGCGTACCTGCGATCAATCCGGCAACCCTTGCGCAATACTGCTCCGCTGTATACATGGTATCAACGGTTGTTTTCTTTCCGTCTTTTCCAGTTACGGTTTCCGTTTTTACGCTCTTTGCAGTTGTAAAATTGATAACGCCTTCATTGTCTGCCGCTGTGTTCGGTAAAACCGCCTTGATCTTCTTTTTCTTGGTTCCCCTCATGGCCTTAACCCATGTTGCAATATCCTGCGCCTTGCCGTCTGTTTCCACTGTCGGGATTGCCAGATAATCAAACCGGATTGTTTCCGCTGCCGTCATTGCCTTTTTATATCCAGTTTCAACTGCTGCTTCATCAGCATCTTCCGCGATCCCCATACAATACACAAGCACCTTTTTAGGTGCATTTGTATATCCGATCATCGCAAGTTTTATTTGCTCTACCGTCACATCTGACAAGCCTTCCGGTATGTCGCTTTCTGTTATCACCGTTGCCGGATTGATCGCAAGCGCCGGTAACGTGTCCTTTACCCACAACATGACTATGCCCCTCTCTCCGCGTTTAATAGCTGATATACCCTTTTCAATAAAGTTAATGTCAATACTTGGTGCGCCCATTTTTTCTTTTCCCTCCTTGATTACTTTATTCTCTTTCACGCCTTATCATTAATCTCCTACATTCCCGGAATAATATCTTTTGCGGCTTTTAAGAAATCTTTTGCTTTTGCCATTTTAGAATTTTCCTGCAGATATTCAATGCCCTTTTGTGTGATTTTAAGGTCAATCAGCTTTGCCCCCTGCATACCACCGGACTGGATAAATTTAACGCCTATAATATAGCCTTCGTTATAGAGGCTTTCCATGACATTTACCCAATAGCCCTTATTAATATCTAAAACCTCTGCACCGAAAAAAGCTATGTCTGGTCTTTCGCCCGCTTGAAAACACCCATACAGATACGTTAATATCTTGTATGTGATTACAAAATAATCTTTTTTCGCCATTCTTTCAGCCTCCTTTTAGCCTTGTGTTATTTCTATGCCTAATTCCTGCGCCACCGGTGCCGTATCTTCTTTCTGCGTATTTTCTTTGTAGTCAATTTCAATACTGATCTGCAAAATATCTTGATACTCCCCGACGTAATCATGTGAAAACTCGCCTACTGTCAGCCTTCGATCTCCAACATAAAAAATCAGCCCGAAAAGGCCTTTTATTTCATCTACCTTTTCAAGCTGATCCATTTCGCTTTTCTCTACTTGGAAATATGTTATTTTGATCGTAAAGCCGCCCTTTACGAAATTTTTTGTTTCTGCCCTGCTGCCTTTGTCTATAATCTCTGTGAAAAAGCAAGGTGCATCATAGCCCTCCTTGATCTCTTTCCCATAGATTTTATATTGCGGCGGCGGGTATCTTCCCTTTAGCAATCTATTGATTGCCTTTTTTACCTCTGAAAATTTAATCTAAATCACTCTCCTTTAAAATATCATCTATCATTTTTTCAAACCGTTCCGGTACAATATCCTTGTAATCATTTCTTGTTTTTTCCATGATATGCTTTCCTGCTACAAACCCGACAATATGACCGCCTCTTACAAGATTATGACCGTTTTCGACTAAATGAAAATGCCTTGCGCTATTCCATACCAACGCCGTTGCGCCTAAATTATCATCTACTAATTTATGCCCCCATTTTCTGCTAATCGCTTTCTTTTTCTGTTGTCCTTCGCGCTCATGTGGTTTTAATTCTGCATTTGCTTTCTTTTTTGCAGACTTTTTAAACTCTTTCGCAAGTTCTACCAGTGTTTCCTCCGCTTGCGCAGGTGCTTTTCTGATTGCTTTTTCTAAATCATGTTGAAATTCCTCCAGTCCTTCAAAACTAAATTCAAAACTATCTGCCATTTTACCACCACCAAAAATACGGCATAAGGCCGCCCAAATATTATTTGTAAACATCAATTTTTATTTTCTGCATCCAATCCCCGCCCACTGAATACGCTTCGCCTCGCAATGTTACCACAAGTTCGCAATCTCCGTATATATCATGCAATGTTTTAGAGATTGTCGCCGGTACGCAACCTGCATCTAACCCTTTATTACATACATAAAATGCAGGCTCGCCTTTGTATTCCCAATATTCTAAATCTAATTTGCTGTCCGGCTTTAATGAGCATATAATTTCTGATCGTTCATAGCTTTTATCTAAATCGCATTTAGCAAACGTTCCCACAATTTCAGTGTTAAAAGTTTTGATAAGCCATTTTTTATTATCTGTACTCGGTTGCTTTTCCTGCTGTGCCAAAAAATCAGTTACAATTTTATCTTTTGTGTTGCTTTCAACTGTTTCCATTGTATAGCCTAACCCTGCTGCTAATTCCAAAATACCCGCTTTTGTCATTCCTTCAACTTGTGCTTTTGTATATATCTTAACTCGGTTGCCAGTTTGTGAAATAGTTCCCTTTAAACTGTTTGCCGGAGGCGCGTACCCCCTCCCGCCAGAAAATACGTTCGATTTTTGCGTTTCTGGTATCTGCTGCTTTCCGTTCATCATTCGCGTAAATGCCATAACGGTATCAATCAACCAACCGATGCCGAATAGTCCCAACGTGCATAAATACAGAACGCCTAAAACATATTTTTTCTGCATAAACTTATGTACGCCTAACCACCCCAAAAGCAAGGTAATAATAAAATCATTCATAGCTTGATCCTCCTATAGTTTTTCTCTATTATACCTCCTTCTTTTTTCGCATTCAATGCTTATTTTTATACTTTTGCCGCCTCGGTTGTTTTCTCCGTACATACAATTTCCAACATTGCGTTTTGTTCCCTCACGTTGATAATGGAAATGATGTTAAAAAAACGATCCTTGAATTTTATAAACATATCCGGCGTTATCCCTTTATGGTATCGTGTTGTTATTTTGTAGGTCAATTCCGGTCTTACCCGCTGCGCCTCTTGGTATTCCCTGCCCCTTGTCGGCTCCACGCTCGCCCAAACCGTTTTAACCTCGACTAATGCCTGCTCACTCTGCAATAATGCGTTTTCTTTTTCCTCATACTTGCAGAATATAATTCTTTTATTTGTCCGTCCTATATCCATGCCGCCACCTACCTATTTTTTAATTGCAGCATTAACGATCTTGTCATAAAACTAAATTCCTCCCCCACTTCAAACTTGCTTGCCCTTGCCAGTACCGGCGATCTCTGCTCATACCAATAGGCAATAAGTAGTTGCAGGTATATCTTTTCAAGTGTATAGTTGATTTTATCGCCGTTCTCGTCTGTTTCGGGGTACTCTTTGCCGGTTGCGTTCTTTAAATATTCCTCTGCCGCCGTTATCAGCGTTTTCAATAACTGATCGTCCTCGTCAATATCAATCCGCGCGTACTCTTTTACCTCTTTCAATGAAATTATCATGCCGCACACCTGCCTTTATAGGCGGCAGGCATTCCCCCGCCGCCGTTATCCTTATTACCTGCCCCCGCGCTGCTGCTTACTCACCCTGCGCTGCTGCCTGCTGTGCCATGAAGTCAGCCACAACCGCCGCTTTTTCATTCGTTGCCGTTGTTGTCATGGTGTACCCTAATTGGTTCCCTAATTCAATGATCTTTTCGCGTGATAGCTTTTCAATTTCTGCCTGTGTATATGTTTTTGTTTCATCCGGCTTAATGCTTGCTACCGCTGCACCGCCCGATGTTTGGATCGTATGCTCTGCCATAATGACCGCCTCCTCGTCCACGCTCTGAATATCCAAACGCTCACGCACTTTAATACCAGTCTGATCAGTTTTCCATAACTCGCCCGCTGTGCTTGAAATGTCGATTGTCAGCGTTTCGCGGTCAAAAATTGTAATCGCCTCTTTCAGGTCGCCGCAAACGATCGGCACCTTGTAGCCGCCCTCAACCGCCACGCTTTGCATTGTCTTATTGCTTACCTTTTTTACCGGATATTTGCCAAATAAAAGCGCACTCATGGGCTTTGTCGGATCCTGCTGCATAATATATTTGCCGTCTTTGTCCTTTAAGGTGTCAAGCCAGTTATAGCCGTCCTGATTAGTAACCACACACGCGCCTAAAGCGATTGCCGGATCAAGCAGTATATTGAAAATCCTTTTCAGATCGTCCAATCCCTCAACCGGCACCTCCGCATCTTTGGTAATCTCGCGGATCTTGGCAATAATCATAAAATTTCTTGTCGCCTTTGCTTTCTTGGCAATCCACCTTTTCAAATAACCTATGATATTTTCGGCGCTATCGCTCAAAAGTTCCTGCGTAACCTTTAAGATGCCGCCCTTTTTCTTTGCCTTGTAATCAATCTTTTCAAATTGTGGAGTGGAAACCTCCGGAAACTCTGCCGCCTCGTCCACATTATCAAAAGGTGTCTGATCGGCGTACCGCTCAATAACCCTGCTGCCGCTTAATGTGGTTACGCGCTCCACGTTTACAAGCGTTTCCAGTGCGTCCTCCGATCTCCGCAATTCCTTAACGGCTGTTCTAATGTCCTCCGGCACCGTCAAGCCGCCGTCCTCGTCCTTGCCCTCATTCATGGAATTAAGGATCTCTTTATCCTCTGCCGATAAATCGCCCTTGCCTACTGCCGCCTTGATTGCGTTTACGAACGCGCCCGCGATCTTCCTGGTCTGATCCACGATGCTTTTTGCGGTTCCGGCTGCTGCCTGCTGCTGCATGCCGTCCAGCTTATCCTGCTCCAAATCATAGAGTAAATCAAACTGTGCCTGCAGGTCTTTTAACTCGTCCTTTGCCTTTGCCGCTTCTTCGATCTTTCCCGCCTTGCAGAAATCGCGCACTTCCTGCTTTTTTGCCTTTATGCTGTCTAACAGTTTCTTTAATTCTTCATTCATGGTATTTATGCCTCCCTAATTTTTGCATTTAAAAAGATTTAGATCAAATCTAAATCCTCTAAAATTGCCTCTATCTGCTTCCCTTTGTCCCCGTCTGCGGCCGGTTCCGGTATGCGGTTTCCTTTTAAAGCTTTTTCAAGCCTCTCTGCCAGTGCATCGGCTATACTGTCAATGTCAACCGTCTGCGGCGTATGTCCTGCTTTCAGCTTTTCCGGCAGGTTGTTGTACCGGCCGAAATAATCACTTGCGCAGGCTGCGGCATTGCTCTTTTCCGCTACCTCAATATCAAAAAATTCCTGCCATTCCTCGCCGTTTTTCCATGTTTCCGCATCGATCAGCGCGTTTATTTGTTCCGGCGTTACTCCCTCTTTGGTATGCTGCATATAGATGTTTAAAATAACCTTTTGGCAACCGTCTAAAATATCTGCCTCCTTCCTCATATCGTCCGCGTTGCCCCATGTGATGCTGCTTGGTTTATGGATCATCATCTGCGCATTTGCCGGTATAATAATTTTATCGCCCGCCATTGCTATAACGCTTGCAATGCTCGCCGCCAACCCCTCAACATATACAGTTATTTCAGCATTGTACCGTTTTAAGATATTGTAAATAGCGATTCCGCCAAATACCGAACCGCCGCCGCTGTTGATATGCACGTTAATTTTTGAAACGCCGTCAAGCTGATCCAAAAAGTCCTGCACATCTTTCGGGGCTTTATCTTCGGGATAGTATTTTTGCCATTCCCCTAAACTTTCACTGTTAATATCCCCGAAAAAACAGAGATCCGCCTCCGTTTCCGTTTCGTTTCGGATCTCAATGCTGCCAACTTCCCTATATCGGCTGTCCCGGTCTTTCTTTTGTAATTTTAATGTTTTCGTCACCTTCGCCGCCTCCTCCCTCTTGGCCTTTGCCTATGTCTGCCACTTTAATATAATTGCCGTTGCATATCAGGTTATCGCCACCTTCCATTCTCGGCTTATTCATAAATGATCTTGCCTCATTTGGCGTGTATATGCCGTTCTGCACATATCCGGTTAAAATTGTTGCCTGGCTCTCTGCATCGGTGCGCAAAATAACATTCTCATTGAATTTATAATGTTTTCCCGCTGCCGTTTCGCTCGGATCCAACAACTTATAGTTTATTTCCTCCTCATACTGCTTTAATATATATAATTCTGTGTCAATATAAAAGGAAATGTTCTGCATTTCGCTGTTGGCGTAACTGCTTTTTTCGTAATCGTTTATTTGGTTCGGCTTGATGCCAAACGCGCCCGCGATCTGCAATGCGCTGTACTTTTTCAACTCAAAAAATTGGCTGTCTGTCAGCTTGATATTAAGAGGCTCTAACTTCATGCCGATCGGGATCGGAATAAATTTACCCGCATTATTCGCGCCGTTGGCATATTCCCCCAACCTTGCGATCAACTGTTTTTCCAGCTTCGGGGATAAATCGCCGGTGTACTGCAACGCCGCCCGCGCCGTCAAGCCGCCTTTATAGAGGTTGTTCATAAAGTTTTGGCTTTCCAGCCCTCCGGTTATTGTTGCCTTTAAAATATCCTGCACCGGTGCGCCGGTCAAACCGTCAAATGACATTGATGTTTTAAAGTGCATTACATCGCTTGACGGAAAACAATAGCTTTCGCCGCTGTATTTGTCCGTATACCAATAATAAATATCGCCTGCGGCACCAAATACGCCTTTATCATCGACTATTACCGTTGTATCGCTTGACGGCATGATCCATAGGTTTTTTATTTCTATGTCGCCGCCGTACTTCTTTCTTTTAAATTCCCTTTGTATCCAGACATAAGCGTTTCCGTAATGGTTCCGGTTGTTTTCAACCGTCCCCCAAAATACAGTAGGTGTCATTTGCGGGTTTGGGCGCGTTTTCAGCAAATTGTAGGCGGCGTTTCCCGCTGCTTCTTCAATCCCCCGCTCTGTCTGCTGATAGAATTTAACCGGCATTTTCCCCAATGTTTCGGATAACATTTTAAGGCAGGTAAAATAGGTTACTTCCCCTAATACCTTTTTTGGCGTTCCCGATATTCCCAACCATTCTAGCAGGCTTTCATCATCTGCGCCCGCTACCGGCCTTATTGTTTTGTTAAAAAACTTTCTGATTTTGTCAAATATCCTCATTCGCCACTTTCACCTGCCTCCTTCTCAAACATTTTCAGATATCCCTCCACGCTCTGATCTGTTGTTATTTCTTCAACTTCAACCCCCATTGCTACCTTGTGGGCGCATATCGCCGCATCGCATGGATCTATTCTGTTTTTCTGTAACATCTTATCTATCTTAATTTCGCCGAAACTGTTCGGCTCTGATAAAATAGCGTCATTCATGGATCTTGTTAATAGTTTGTTGCGCCCGTCATACTCTATATTGTGTGCCTTTACCTCCAGTTGGAAATCTACCGTTGCATCGTTTAGGCTCCTTGCGCTCTGCTTAATTTCCACCAAATCACAACCGAAATCTTCAAGATCTAGTAAAAACGCGCTTGCATTATGCGGATCGTATGCGATCGTTGTTAAATCTATCTCGTATGTGTCAACCAATGTATGCAGGTGCGCTAAAATCATTTTATAATCCGTCTTTATGCCCGCTGCTGCCGTTGTTACCGTTAAAAGCCCTTCCTGCTGCCAAATCACATACGGCGCGTTATCCTCTTGATCCATGTGTTCCTGCATACGCCGCTTTGGTATGAATGAATGGGAATAAATATAATATTTCTTGTCGCCGGTCTTTTCGTCCTCATAGGGAAATTCCAAAACAAGCGATGTAAGATCGCCGCCGCTTGACAGGTCTAACCCGCATATTGCTCTTTTGCCTCGGAAATCTTCAAGTGTTTTCTTGCAGGCGCATTTCTCCCATTCTGCCAAATCAATAAATGCGGTTTCTGCATTTGTTACCCAAATGTTTAGCGATTTTGTCATAAAATCGCGTAATTCCTCGCCGCCCATTGATTTAGCTTTCTTTGCATCTTCCTGCATCTGCGAAACCAATTCCGGATCGTGTCCGGTCAGCGGGCAGCACTTGATCCAGTTTTTCGGATCCCAAATGTTGT